GAGAGCTTGAAATATGACGCGATATAGGTATTGCCGCCATAGACCACCGGGGCGGTATTGCGGGCGAAATATTTGACCGACGAGTCGGCGAGAGTGACCGCAAGCAACCACACCCAGGCCGCCGGGCCGTGGAGGCGGTTTTTCGCATCGATCAATAGTGACGAGAGCGAGAGACTCATGTCGTGTAGTACCACTCAATTATGAGGGTAAAGGCCGGCAGGTTGGCCGTGGCGCCGTTGGTCACCGATAGCAGCAAGTGCTCAAGAGCGTTCAGCGAGCCGTTCGTGATCGATCCGAGATCCTCGGCGTCGCTCGACGGCGGTTGCGTGGCCGTGTTGTACGTCTTGCTCACGACCTGGTTGCTCGCATCGTCCTCGACCAATATCACCGATGTGTTGCTGTTGTCGACGCCGGCCGGGGCGCCCTTGGTGAGTATCGTGATCGAGTTGATCGTGACGGCTTTCGGATTTGCGAAGATCGGGCGGTCGGCTATATCCGAGCCGGCGCCCAGGTCTTCCACGTCTATTTGTGTTGTGCGCATTTTCGATACCTCTTTCCCAAATACAGAAATATGAGCCTGCCAGAGCCGCCGGTCGGCGGGCTCCTGGGTAAACGTGATCGAGCCTCTATATCGCACCGCCCAATCGGCGTCGGTCCTCGTGTCTCGCAGGGTAAACTCGGTCGAGCCGAGCACGACGTGCGCCTCGTGTTGCTCGATGAGCACCTTGTCGGCGGCGGTGAGCCATCGCTGCTGAAAAGTGATGTTGTACAATAAGGCGGTAAACGCCGGCCGCGTCGCCACGTCGCCCGAGGCAAACGGCGTCATCAGCGTCGGGTCGAAAGCGACCTGCTGCTGCCAGTCTTCCTGATGTGAGTTGCTCGACAAGTCCGCGATGGGGTATGGTTTCGGCATAGCATTAACCTCGTGACCGCTCGGATCTGAGTGATTGCGAAATCGGCCCGCCGTCTCGCTGATCCTCAAGGAACACCTGCGTAATCGTGCCGCGTATGTCCTGGCGGACGTCGCCGACCCGGGCCGTCACCGGCTGCGACGAGTTGTTGATTATCTGTATTGTCGTGCCGCCGCCGCCTGATCCGCCGTAATTGGCAACGCCGAGCTTGCCGCCGGGGCCGCGTACAAGAGGCATCGCGGCCTCGGGGCCGGCCTCGCCGAATAGCATACGGGTCGGCGACGTGGCGACCATGCCGTCGGCGGCGGCCTTCTCGCCGACCGGGCCGCCGGCCGTTTTGAACATTGTCCTCAACCCGCTGCCCATCGCATTGCCGAGCGGCGCGAATATCCACTGATACATCATGTCGTTGGCGAGGTTGCGAAGTATATTGTTGATCGCATCGGCGGCCTTCTGATGCTCCCAAATCATCGCGTCGGCCGCCTGAGACATCGACGCGCCCATTGTCCAGCCGACACGCTGCCAACGCTCGGCGATCTCGTCTGTCGTCTTATCCACTTCCTCGACGATCTTGCCGCCCTCGCGTTCCCATTGCTCCCGGGCAACGTGCGCGCCGTATGCCTCTGCCGACATTCGGCGTTTGGCGGCACTTGGTATGCTTGTCGGTCGACTGAGCGGGCCCATGCCTTTGCTTTCGGCCACGACATTATCTCGATTGGCGGCCGTGCCTGGCATAACAAATTTTTCCATTACGCCCTCGTCGGCAGCGAGCCCCATGTCCTGCAGCGCGCCGAGATGCCGCATCAGGTCCTCTTTTGGAGCACCTGTCGCTTTGAGCATCCTGACCATAGCGTTTTCAAATGATGGCAGCCTGTCGATGATTTTGTTTAGTGAATCGAGTAAATCTGCCAATACAATTATTGCGGGCTTGCCGGCCGATGCGCTGAACTCCTCCCAATTCGCTTTTAATCGTTTGACCTGATTGGCAAACGATGAGGCCGTGCGAATCGCGTCGCCCTGGGCGTCCGTCGTGCCTTGCTGGATAAGACTGTACCTCATCTGCACTTTTTCGAGGTCGGTGAGCTGCGAATACGTTTTGTTGAGCCCGCTTGCGAGCGCCTCCTGTTTGATCGCCGACTCGCTGATAATGATGCCGTACTTCCGTACGGTCTCGTGGTTGCCCACAAGTGCGCTCGTAAAATCGCGAATAACATCGGCGTCGGCTTTGTTGTTGAACGAGGCGACGTCGACCGCGAGCTTGACGAGTGACTTTGAAAGCTCGGCCGATTCGTCGCGGGCGATACCGAGCGGCACGAAAGTATCTTGTAGCCCCGCGAGCCATCCCTCGACGTGATGTGTCGCGCGGCCGACATCATCGCCGAACTCGACGGCCCATTTGCGAGTTGATCCCGACAAGTCTTTAAACACCATGTCGAACTTGGCGCCGGTTTCCTCGGCCATCGAGGCGGTGCGGACAAAGCTGGCGGCAAGATAGCCCATGCCGCCGACGCCGGCCAGAGCGAGCGTCGATCTGAGCACGCCTTTCATCACGTGCGACAATTGCACGGAGTCCCTGCTAAAGCCCTTGAGCTTGCCCCGTGACCGATTGAGACCGCGGTCGAAAGCCGCCGACCGCAATCCCAGATTGACCCATAAGCTCGGAGCCGCCATAGTCTACACTCCAAATACCATATTGATCTCGGCCTTGCCCGGCCGTCTTGCTTCGGGCTTTCGCAGCCTGTCGATCTCGGCGAGCGTCAGCTCGCCGGTCAGCATCGCCCAGATGCGCTCGACGTCGGCCGCCCGGGCCTTGTCATACGTGACCGCGTTGGCGACCATCTTGCCGATCATCAATGCCCTCAAGTTTGCCGCCGGCTCGCCGGTCGGCCAGTATTGCTCGGCTATTTGCCGCTCTCTGACTTCGTACTCGTCGCAATCGCCTTGCAGTTCGGACACGGTGCACCCATGCTCGCGAGAGCGTCGTATAAGCCATCGGCGCCCGTGATCCTGAGCAAGTTTTTTAGTATGTCCTCGGCCGCCTCGGTGCCGTAGCCGTTGACCCGCAGGCACGCCCGAAACAGCGGCTCGATGTCGGCGTCGTCAAAGCCGGCGAGCAGCGCAAGGTCGAGCTTCGGATCGAATACGGCCTTGCCCTCGTGGTCGCGAAAGCAGATAGCCACCAAATAGGCCGGGCCCAGATCGGCGGTGTCGGGATCTTCATCGTTCATTATGCGGCGGTATCTCGCCATCTGTTTCGCCGTCGCGCGAAAGAGCCAGCCCTTGACGCCGGCAAAGTCGGCCTGGCGGATCGGCTTTCGCTGCTCGGTCTTGATCGCGATCAGGGCGTTTTTGATTGCGCTCGCCGTTAGTCCGTTGTCGCTCATAGTACACAATCCTTTCAGTTTGTCTGGTGTTAGTTGCCTACGGCGCGACGTCCGTGTAAGTCGCCAGGCCGGTTGGTGCAAACGTGATGTCGACCTCGACAGTGCCGTCGCCCTCGTTGAAGGACGGAACGCCGAGCTCCGAGATAAACGCCGAGACGCTCAAGCTGCTCGTATCCTTGTATGTAATCAACAAGGTCGACTGCGTCGCCGGGTCGGCGACAAAGTCCGTGTTGAAATCGTTGTAGACGCCGGCATTCGAACCGTCGTAGATCAGGTGCATCGAGACCGGCCCCTCGTTGAGAGCGCCGCACAGTCGCTCGACGGCGCCGCTGGCCGAGGACGTCGAGAGCACCTCTTTGACATTGCGGCTGCGAGATCCGCTCAATGACATTATCTCGCCGAGCGTATTACCGTTGAATGTTACCGTTGTGCCGTCTGCGACAATTGCTTTCGTTGCCATTGTGTATACTCCTTATTCCCTGCCCTGCCGGGTTGTTTATGCGACGTCGGTATACGTCATTACGCCGGTCGGGGCAAACGTGATGTCGACCTCGACAGTGCCGTCGGCCTCGTTGAAGGACGGAACGCCGAGCTCCGAGATAAACGCCGTACCGGTGATCAGACTCGTATCCTTGTACGTGATCAGCAGTGTCGCCGGGACGACCGGGTCGGCGATGAACGCCGTATTGAGCGTGTTGTAAACGCCCGCGGCGCTGCCGTCGTACATGATGTGCATCGAGACGGGACCGTTATTGAGTGCGCCGCATAATCGCTCGACGGCGCCCGAGGCCGAGGACGTCGAGAGCACCTCCTTTACGTTGCGCGACCGCGTGCCGGACAGCGATATCACCTCGCCGATTGTTACGGCCGCGAAACTGACCACCGTGCCGTCTGCCACAATTGCTTTCGTTGCCATCGTTTACACTCCTTTGTGCTTACTCGTCATAAACTATTTCGAAATCGAGGCGCTTGCCGTACAACGTGGCGGCGTCGTCGCCGGCGGCGAGGTTCGGCAAATCGCCCTCATCTAAGATCCTGCAGTGCTGGATCGTTACGCTGCTGATTGTGCCGTCATATCCGTTGAGCGCCTCGCGGATGGCGTCGGCGAGCTCGCGGGCCTGATCGTAATCGTCAGACCAACCCGTAACCTGAAACATCACGCGGGCCATATCGCCGGGCCCGCTGGCCGTATACAGGCGCGAGCCTGTGATCTGCTGATACACGACCGCCGGCAGGCCGTCGCCCTGGGGCCGCACGATCGGAGTGATGCGGTCGGCCACGAGCGCCGAGACGTCGAAGTCGGCAATCAATATCGCTCTGATCGCATTTTCAACCGGCACGATTAAACTCCCCTTTTATGCCGTCCCAGAGGACGGCGATCATCCTGTTTGCCGCCGAGAGCTTTGTCGACTCCAGGCCCGGGCGCATGTACGGCATCGGCTGCACCGTTTTCGCCCCCCCGCCGCCGCCGGGGCCGGCGTGGCCGTACTCGATTGCGTTGGGGATATAATTGCGGGTGCCGTCGGCGGCGACGTCGACGAAAGTCTCGTTGTGTTTTGCCGAGTGCTGTACCCGCATCATATACGATCCCGGCCGCTGTTTCTTTGCCGCTCGCACTTCTAACGCCGCGGCAAGCAATGAACCCATCCGGCCGCCGACGACGCTGGCCGCCATCGCCTTACAGACCGGCAGGGTGACGCCCGCCGCGGCGCGGACGCCTTTGCGGGCGAGCTTCTTTGCGACGGTCTTTTCGAGCGACGCGAGCGTGCGTTCCAGGTTGTCGGCGCCCTCTAATTGCATTGTGACCATTATGCCGACTCCTTGCAGAGCAGCACGTGCCACTCGCCACGTTCATTTTGATTTTCGATGAAATTGATGTCGAACACTCGCGAGCCGTAGAGCAGCCGGTGAGCCGTTGTCAGGCCCTCGTAGTACCGCATCGTAACCTCGTGCGTCAGCGAGGCGCCGACCTGCTGACCCCTGTATAGCTCGCGGCCCTGGGCGGTCTTGATCCTGGCCCACCTGGTCGCCTCGGTGACCCAGACCTTTTGCGGCTGGCCGCTGGCGCTCTTGGGCGACGTATCATCTATCGCCTGGATCGATACCCGCTTGTCTAATTGGCCGGGGGACATCTAAAAACACCTTTCGGGATACAGCAGGGACTTGATGCCCAACGGCACCTCAAACATTGCAAGCTCGCTGACCGCCCCTCGATGCCGGTACCAGTGCTCGACGAGCAGCTTGATCGCCGCCTTGACCTGATCCGGCACGTCGTCGCCGGCGCCGTAGCCGGCCGTATATGTGATCACGACCGCACTGGTAACCGCCCTGATACTCGGCCATGATTGGCCGTAGGCCAGCGTGATCCGGCCGGGCTGCGTGTAGGTGTCGACCCGGTAGACCGACGAGGCAAGCGTCTGCTCGGCGCCGGCGGTGTCGATGTACGTGATCGAATCGACCGACACCAAAGGCGGATACGGGGGGCGGATCACACCGGCGAATTGATCCAGAGCCATCGTCCGGCTGCGATTGACATAAGTGCGGTTCTGGAAGTCCTCGCACCAATACGTCGCCGCCAGTATCAACTGGTCGATGAGATCGTCGTCGTCGGTAAACTCGACCTTGAGGTGATTCTTGACTACCGCCCGGGTGATCGGGCCGGAGCCCGAGACGATCGAGCCGCCGTACGGCGCGCATAAAATATCCTGCTCGACCGGGATATGCAGATCGCCGGACTCCTTTGCATAGCTGGTATATGCGACGTGGCTCGTCCAGACCGCCGAGCCCAGAGATAGCTCCCAGTGCCCGTCGGCGCTATGTGTGGCCGCGCCGGCGACGGCTTCGGCCGCCTGCCATGTGGCGTCCGAGCCGCGATACCATTTGCCGGCGTTGTCGCCGCTCTGGGCCTTGAGGTAGAAGTTTACTGTACCGGCGGTGATGGGATCCCCGCTCGCTTTCGCCGCCAGCGGATGAGTCACGATATTCGCCTGGCCTGAATATGCGATCTGCATGAGAACTCCCTATGCCAGAGTTATTATACCGGAGGCATTCCACTGGATCGTAAACGTACCGGCCGCCACGGTCTGAGCGCCGCCGAAGTCAATCGACAAGATCAGATCGGCGGTGCCGACTGTGTCGTCATAGATCACCGCGTGATAGGCCGTGAACGTCGCGCTTGTCCAGGCAACATCGTCGGCATCGAAATCCGTCGTCGCCGCCTGCGTCACCGCCCCGTTGTCAACCGTCTTTGTCTGCTGGGTGTAGCCGCCGGCAGTGGGAAGCTCATTCGCCGAGACGTCGCCGAGGACATTGTGCGTGGCCGTGAAGCTGTGGCTGTTGTCCAGCAGTATGATCTTTAGCGTGTCCGCCTCAAGGTCGACGATTTTGTTCATCAAATTGGCCTTGAATCTGTTGTATATTCCGGATGCCATCTAAGTCACTCCTTATCTGATGTGTCCAGCTATTTGCAAACAGGGCACTTGAACAGTGACGTCCTGCCGTCCGTCTGCGTGCTTGATTGTTTTGCTTACCGCCCTGACAACCGGCTTGCCGTTGACAAACGTGCACTCGGCCATCTTGTCGCCGACTTTCACATAGTCCTTGCCGCCGATCCTGGCGCATCCCTGCGCGTCGAGTTTTATCCCATCCATAGTTATCTCCTGTTGAGCATAAAGAACGCTGCTGCTATTGCGATCGCTCCCGTGCTGACAGAGGGAGCGAGTAGTGCTGCTGTGATCGCCTGCGCATCCGGCGTCACCGTCGCGTCATACGCGACTGAAAATGCCGGGATAGAGGCTGTTATTGCCTGCACTGCCGGCAGTACCGTGACACATGGCACTGGAGCCAGAACGCTCGAAGTCAGGGCCAGGGCGTCCGGCGAGACGACCGGACTCAATGTAACCGACGGCGATAGAACGGTTGCGGTCAGGGCGAGTGCGCTTGGCTGAACGGTTACACTGCCGGCCACGTCGACCACCGGCGCAATGAGCGACGCTGTTAGGGCCAGTGCCGCCGGCGTCACTGTGACCATCGGAACGGGGGCCAGGACGCTGCCCGTGATAGCCTCGGCAGACGGCAATTGCGTCACAACCGGAGTCGGCGCCGGTATGGACGCCGTGATCGCCAGGGCTTCCGGCGTGACTGTGTCGTCGATCCGGCACGTCGTGGTAGTGACGGCCGCCGTTAGAGCTTGTGTGTCCGGCAGGACGGTCAGCGTCGGCATTGGCGCCGGCAGGGATACTGTTAAGGCTTGAGCCGCTGGATGATTGATGACTTGCGGAGTTGGAGTCAAAACAGACGACGTCAAGGCTATCGCAGACGGCAATACTGTCACATCGCCGCCAGCCGCCGCTCCCGCAACCATTATCATCGTCCTTGGATGATATAGCTTGCGGAACGGATCGGCGAACAGAGCTGCGATTTCGGATGCAGTCAACACCCTGTTGAAAATCATTACGTCGTCTATTGAGCCGTTCAGTATTTTATAATCATATCCTCCAATGCTGATTGTAAAAGTTGCTGGGTTACTAGTTAGAGTATAGGGAGCATAAGCAACTCCGTTCTCATATAAAATAGCTTGCGTATCACTCAGGGCTAAAACCATGTGACGCCAATCAGTATTCGTACCCGTGTTCCAATAAGTGTTTTCGTAAGCTGTTCCATTACCAATGTATAATCTTGCGTAATAAGACGCGCCAACTGCAATGCCCCAGTATAAAGCTCTGTAACTTGCCGCCTGCGCAGCCGAAATAATTCCTCCTCCATCGACGACACTACTTTTTACCCATGCTGCAATTGTTACATTTCTATTAGTTATTGATAATGGAGCAGTAACATAATCCCCAGTCCCATCGAGACTCAGGCAGGGACCGAATTTGCCGGCAGCCCAACTCGTATTACCAACGAGCGTTCCTGTATTGCTGTTTCCGCTCAGGTCGAAGACCTTGTTGCCCCCGCCCTCATTCATCGGCCAGCAGCCGACGAGGCCGCTCGCGGCCCAATCGTCACGATCCAATCCCCATCGCTGCGTATGCTGAAACGAGGGCTTTTCGTAAGGCCTGATAAATCGTCTTGGACTGGGGGTGTAGAGCATTAGGTACTTTCGAGACTGTAAGTTCTATACTTCAGCGTGTTGCCGCTGGAGGCAAATACCACTCCAGTTTTGTTGCGGACCATCAATTTGAAATCTCCAGGCGAGATTTCTATCCCCCTGGCGTTACACACCTTTGCCTCTGCACCGGAATAAGGCCGCAACGGCATCGTTGCAATGATCTTGGCCGTAGGCGGCATATTTGCATCGGCTGTTTCAGCGTCGCTGCCTGTGTCAAAATTTGTACCGCCGTCCGCTGCGTACAAAAGATAGATATTAACGACAGGATTTGTTTGAGCACTCAGATCGAGAGACGCCAAGACCAATTCCAAGTCCATAAGCGTGTCAAGCTCACCGGTATTATCAATCCCCGCACCCAGATCGCAGGCGTTGTTTGCCAAACTGTTTAACGTTGTACTCAGATATGCCGTCAATGACGGGGCTGAATCAAATTTAATCGCCATCGGTTATCTCCTTACGCTACGTCACCCGCATAACCCGTCCACTCAAGCGTCACCTCCTTCTCGGCGATGACCGCACCGATCTTTGCAGTGAACGCCGACTCAATCGTAGCTTTTCTCTGAGCATTCGTCTGGTTGATCGATGCGAACCTGACCGTGTCGCATACTTCGGCAATCTCGCCTGCTTTCAACTGCGTGAGTTCTTCCGGCGTGATATTGCCGACCACCGAATCAATGGCATTTGATCCGCCGAGAGAGCTTACAAGAGCTTGCCTCCACGACAATCCCGCTTCATTCGTTCGCGCCGCC